TGATCAATCTCGGCTTTCATTTGAGCAATCTGCATATCCTTCTCGGTTCGCATCTGTTCAACCTGGATACGTGGATCAACCGGAGGCTGTTGCTGTGCCATCGCCGCTTTCTCATCCTCGTCCATATCAAACTTGCTTGGCTCAAACCTCATAGACTTCAACCATTCCTGGAACGCTTTCTTCGGCGATCCTTCTAAGCCTGGATTGGTAGACACCATTTGCAATATCTGCGGCATAAACATCGCTTGTATCTCGCGTTCAACTAACGACGATGCACCGGTAGCTTCAATTTGTAGATCAGCCTTCATATCATCATCGCCGTGCATTAACAACCATTTATAGTGTCGCTTTATGTTTGGAATAGTTACTTTCTGATCGTAAATACGCGCAACATTGCGCAGCACCGTAGATGAATTTTGTAGCATCATCTGCATACCACCAACCGTGTCCGGCGCGGACCCTTGCTGTCCTTGCATCAAGAAAGTAATGCCGGTAGCATCTTCCATCATCTTCATACCTAATTGGATCATCTCGGTCAGTTCTTTTTGCATCGACGGAATAATGATTGCCTGGATGGCTTCACTGACATTTCTAATGCCAGCATCTTCATTGATGAACCATCGCTTGCCTTTATGTATAGAGTAATTACCATTCTCTGCCGGAATCAATGCAGAACGCAGTAACGCAAGCATTGGCACCGAAGCAAGGCCCATATTCTCCATCAATGTGCGAAATGAAGCCAAAACTGTCTTTTGTGCCGCACGCCCCTCTCTTGCCACACCAGCACCGAACAGTTGATTAGACACGCGCTTCCACACCATAACATCGAACGGATATCCATAATTTCCTAGCGGCGACTTGACTCCTTTGATCACCGTATCGTTGACCATCACAACGATAGCATTGACTGGCTCTCGCTCCTCTTCTTCACCATCATCCAATTTTTTACGCTCATCTTCGCATTCACAAGCATAATTTTCATCAAGCTCTTCCAGATCGCCATTATCGATCGAGCCGTAGTAATACCATACTTCAAAACGATCATTATCAAGCGTATCCGCTTGCTGATGGCTGTTTATATTTCTTTGCCCAGGCCCCTCTTTCAATACTTTTTTTATTGCATCTGATTCATACCCTGGAACGCCGTCCAGATTTCTTAACTGTCTTGCGGTCATGTAATCGCGCTCAAACACGTAATCACATTCTTGTATTTCTTCACCTCCATTCATATCCGGGAAGAAATCCCAATGACTTACGCATTTGACGTCTGGAAATATTTGCTCAATCTCAACCAGCCTGCCTTGCTCATATTTTGTTAAGTTGCATTTAGATGGGAATGGTCCCTTCAATATGCCTGTTCCCACCTGCACGGCATTTGCCATCACATGACGGTTAACTGTCTTGTATTCAGATTGAATAAGCCAGTCTTTTATTTGATCTGCTGCCTTCTCTACTTTTTCTGATATCTCCTGCTTTCTTGCTTTGGCAATATCTGATACGGCAAATGGCTGACCGGTAGCCGGGTCTATTAACTGTGATTCACTCTTTGCAGCTTGATCTAAGTCAGGAACAGGCGTTGGTTTAATGTGAAATGGCCAGTCATTCTGCGGCAATAGCATGTCACACATGCGAGCCTCAGCCGCATCGCAAAACGGTCGTGTGATATTTAAAAATTCGGTGCATTGAGCATCACCATTTGTATTCTTATGCGTGCTTACCAAGCCGCCGCCAGTAGTACGTGGCTTTATATATTGAGTAGAGGAACGGTTTAAATCGTCGATACCGTTATAATACTCTTCATCTTCACGCCAGATTTGCTCGAAGCCTGATGCTGCACGCTCATTAATTGCCTCGTTGCGAGTCTTGGCTAGTTTTCTACCAAGTTCATCAAGCTTAATTTGTCTCTGCTCGCGCCGCTTCTGCTCTAACTCGCGCAGAATATCGATCAAACTAGAGTCAATTTCCTGACTATGATTGTCAAAAATTTCTTCCATCATGCGGATTGATATAGTTTGATTAGTTTGTCGATACCTGCTTTATCCATTTACTGCCTCTATAAAACAAAAAACCCGCACTAGGCGGGGTTCATGGAAAGTTAAATTTATTTTTATACTAAGAAGCTACTACATGCCCATCCCCGGCACTGATTGCTGGTATTCATTTACTTTGATTAAAGTTTGCTGATGGTTTTTCCTAATCGGCATTGTAAATGTTAAAGCTAATGCATCACCATCGTCAGGGCTTTTAATTCCTCTTTTCTCAGCATCTTCTTTTGATTCAAGTTTTACTCGTCCATTGCTATCGTACGAGTAGCGCAATCCACATAAATCGGTTTCTAGAATATCGTCATCAGGTATCTGTGCCGGTTGAGCATCCACCCAATCGCGCAATAAACACCAGATTTCTGCTCGCTTATTAACATACTTTTTTTTGTCTAATGCATCGCCACCAAAATTGACCGAAAAAACTTGCTTGTTTCCGATCTCTTTTAATCGGTCGTATACACCAGCACCAATGCCGCCAACATCGATGAACACCGCGTCTGGACCATAGTTTTGCATAGCCTTTATAACCTCACCAACGACTTGCATTGTGTCCTTACCGCGTAGCTTTACTATCCGCTCTGCAACCCTTCCTTGCCTGATAAACATTGATGTACTATCTTTACCAAACCTTGCCGGATCTACACCAATAATTTTCGGCGCGGACTCATCCAGTTCAGCAACCGCCTTTCTAGCCAACTGAACCGCTCTGGAATTTATAAGAGATTTATCGTCTGACACAGAGAATGCTTCGGCTGATGATGCCGGATACTCTCGCATAAACAAACGCACATCACCCAATTCACCGATCTTGTGCCGTCTCCATTGCATTTGCTGACTATCTAAGCCGAATATCTTACCGTACTCATAATCTTCATCAGTTAGGTTTACACCTTCGTGACGATATTCTTGCTGCCAATACCAAGGGACAAAGATTGATAGCCATCCACCTTCTTTTGCCTCACCTTGCTTCCAAACTCGATGAAACATATTACCAATGCCGTTCGCAGTTGACTCAAGAACAATTTCCGTACCTGCTTCCATCGGTATGGTTTGCATAATACCTGCTTGATGATCTTCTGCAGATGGCCAATATGCAGCCTCCGAGCCATGGAATAAATGAGCGGTTGCCGATCTTCCTGCCCCTTTATTACCAGCAGTTGCCACAACAAAACTGCTATCTAATTTGCCGAATTTTAATTCTTTTGCGTTAGATGCCGATAGCTCAGGCTTCAATCGATCAGGAAGATTCTGGTAATAACGATCCGTCATCTCAAACAGATTTGACGTTGCTGTTTGTTCGTGCGTAAGAATGAAAGTCTTTTTACCGAAATTCGTTATTGTTTTGTGAAAGAACCGTGCTTCTATGAATGTCGAGTTATGAGATACCAACCCTTCACAGATATAAGTCTTTGTGCTTGTTTGAAGATCAATCACTTTACTCACAGATAACGGTCGAATGCTTACAACTTTCGCCCACGGCTTTATGCCATCAATCGCGGCCTTACCGGGAAGTTCATGACCTTCATGCCATCTATCATTAGTAAATCTGGTCGGCCTACAACGTGAGAATATTTCAATCAAATAAGGTAATCTATGAATATCTATTCTATGAACAGGATCTCGCCCTAATTTGTTGATGCCGCCAATTCTTGCGTCAATTACTTCCTTGTACGGCATCTGAATAGAATCGAAGTATGATTTTATTCTCCCAAGAATTGGGGTATTCCTTTGATGAATACTTAATCTTTTTGCGCCATTACCTGTACGGCTAGAACCTTCACCATTAATTACCCTGGATATCCACCTATCTTCATATGTTGTTTGTTCGTATGTTGGCGGTCTAGTAGCAACCCTTACAGAGTCACCTATTATTAATTCTCCTACCTCTCTCCATTGCGCATCTGTACCACCTCTCTTTTTGCACAACATTCTGTGATCATTTGTTACCTCCAGCACAGCGCCGTTATCAAAAACAACCTCATACAGTTGTTTTTCAAAAGTTTCAGTATGTTCAACAATGGCTGTTCTGAACTTGCGCGAATGCTTTCTGCCAGCTTTGGTTTCTCCAAAAGGACTCTCATCACAAGCAACAAGCGCATCACCAACCTTAACACTGCCGATTGGAATCCAGCGATAATCAGCAGTTAACACACGCATATGAGGAGCAAAACAACAACCCTGCTGCCGTCCTTTCAGAATTATCGCCCGGACCATTCCTGATTCTGTAAGCTGGCATTCCAGTTTCTTATAAATGTATTCTTGTGCCAAGTTCATTTGAAACGGAACAATTGCGCCAGCCTTATTCTTTACCTTCAAAAACCTTGGCGCAAACTCTTTAAAGTCATCAATGATGTCAAACATTACGATACTTTCTTAGGAAATCCTCAAATGTGTCTGACTTTTCAGATTTATCTTCAATGTTGTACACCTGTCTATCAAGCGTGATTATTCTCCCTTGTGTTTCAACATATGATTTAAATGTTTGTGTAGCAGAAGCTATATCTTTACTATCAGCAGCAGAGTCAATCATCACTGAGAATTTACTGCCTAACTTTTCAGCCATTGAGTGAAGTTCTTCTAATGACTTTATATGCTCTTCAATCTTCTCAGCCTGCAATGTAGACGCTCTATCTACTAACGCAATTTCATTGTCTTCGGACAGAATGGTTCGTACTTCGTCCGTATTTCGTACTTTGTTATTCTGAGCTATAAGCACTTTTCTATCAGCAGCGGCTTTAATCTTCGCTGACAAATCCCTTGGCCAATTACCTCTTTGAGCTTTCTTCCTAATAGCTCCTTCGGTTATCCCGTGATTCTTTGCAAGCTGATTTACTGATATATAACCAACACGGTAGTCAGCTTCAATAGCCTCCCAATCAATCTTCTTCCTAAGCATTCTTCGACACCATCATATCTTGATGCAAAGACTCGATGGATTCCGTTAAAAAGTTTAATAAATCAATTCTCAGAAAAGATATTCTCATATCTTCATAATCAACTGTTTTTCTAAATTTATTTGTCATACCAATAATGCTCGTGATGCTATGGTCGTAAGGTCTATCTCATTAAGATCAAACCATTCACCACGAATTCTTTTATTTTCAAACATCGAGTGCAAAGCACGCTCTTCCTCACGCATATTCCCAACGTAATAAGCGCATGCTACACAAATATTGAACGGAGATGAACCCTGATGCGTATCTAATCTATTGTTAAAATTAGACGACATCCCAATCTTGTAGAACCTTGATTCGCTTGTATCATCCAGATAGATCACGTAAACGAATCCTGATCTATTGTATTTATCTTCTATGGATTTATCTAAAACCACCTTTTTGGTGTTACTTATCTGGCTAATAAAATCTCTTACCCATCCTTCCTTCTTGGCACGCTTGCGGATGGCACCTTCAGTGCACCCATGTTTCTCACCGATTGCACGTAAAGATAATTTGTTAGGTCGATAGTCTGCCTCTACTGCTAACCAATCAACCGCGTCTTTTTCATTCATATCAATAATGATCTAGCAGAGATTGCTATCAGATCATCCATGTCCAATTGGAACCATTCACCACGAATTCTTTTACTTTCAAACTTTCTCAAGACAATCCGTTAAGTGACATGGGAAAATAATTAATCACTTAATTCTTATAGGCTTTGTAACCCTCACGCCGCTAGTTGGATCATTTGCGAATTCACTGGCTTCCATGAATGCAGTCCATTGATCCCAGTAAAAAGGAGCGGTGCCAGGAGTAGTCCTTTGGACGAATAGATAATCATTTGGATACAGTGTATGAATCCTGTTAAACAGATAATCCATCGATGGCTCTGGATTATTGATCGGATGTGCTGGTATATTACCAGTCGTTCGCTGAAACTCTAGCGCTTGAAGCTGAAAACCCACAGGAACCTTACCAATCAACGCCAATCCCTGACTTAGCACAGAGGCAATGTTAGAGCCATTATGACTGTTTGAAGTGGTGAAAGCCAATCCATTCGCGAACAGTCCATCGGTCGCACCAGCTCCGATCATACTGCTTGCAAAATCAGTCGAGAAGTTGATGTCACAAAAAACGATTGATTTAGTAAAAGCTGCATTAGCTGCTTTATACAGATTAAGTAATCCGTTATAGTGAGCAATCTCACCATTTCCACCTGAATATCCGTCACGAGGGGTTCCTGTAGCAGATTCAGTAAACATAACGCCAGCAAAATACTGTAATCCATCAAAATGACTTGCAACATACTGCAAGAATTCCGTATACCTGTTTACGATAACAGAATTAAACAGATTCATATTATACCCGCCAGCTCCACCTGTGTAAGCCCACAGATTAGCGAATTTTCTAGTAACACCATCTGCATACAATCCGGTCTGAGTCATCAAATCAGGAGGAAGAATCCAGTTTTCGACAAAGTTTTCTGGAATTGATTGAAACTGTCGAACAGGCATAAGAAATACACAGTACTTTCCTCTACTCGCGCAAATATTATAGTATTCGTCAAGCAGTGTTTTATTGAACACGCCACGAGTAAGCTCGTGCTCAGACCAACGAACTTGCCAAAGTATTCCATTCAGCCAAGCAAAATTGTTAAGATCACTTCCAATACTTGTTTTCTCAGAAGTAGACTTTTGCTGCCAATACTCAATCTTGGCATATTGACCAGGCGCCCATAAAACATTATCGATCACAGGAGAGTAATAACTGCTAGAAAATGGATCAAACTGTCTCATACTAAGCACTCATTTCGATTTGATCGTAAATTAAATCTACAAATTCATTAGCCACAGCTGGACGAGCTTTGTAAATTATCTGCGTGGCAATGGCTGTATTAACATTTCCGTTAAGAGCTGGGTAACTTGAACTTGTACCGGCACCAGAGCTATTAGTAGAGACAACAGTTAATCCTTGCGCAGCAACATTTTCAAGATTATTAATTACAGTCCTGAACGTCATGCCAGCGACTGTTCCGGAAGTTGTACTTGGATTGGCAGCTTCAAGCGAGTTAGTTCCATCTGTGAGTATCACCTTTGCAGTCTTATTATTAGTGCTTACTGTAATACCCCACGCGGACAGTATCTCAAGAGAACTTGTATCAACTAATGGATGAATATCAATAGTTCTCAGAGGCGCATCTTCATTAGCAGCAAAGAATGTAACTGCCCCGGCACCGAAACTAGCAAATGCAGTATTCAAGATAATTGTATTAGTAGCTAAGTCAACATCTGCGACTTCGTGCAAGCTGTTAGCTAGAGCGGTGCCGTTACCAGTTTTAATACAAATCTTACGACCCTCCGCAACAGGAGCAGTTAATCCATGCACGCCAGCACCTACGATCTGAGTTTGTGATCCAGACACTCCAGCTGTTGATGGCGTACATACACCGAGTGTTGCGGCAGGAGCGACATACTTAACTACAACAGTCTTTTTAGAATACAGACATTTTCTGTTCTGAGGTCTCCACTTGACTCCTGTGGAGGTGTAGTGCAGACCAGTGTCAAGCGTCAAGTAAGTTTCGTTTGGAACAGTTGCAGGATCTGGAAGTGATGTATACGAAGCTGCTGTCTGCACTCCTGGCAATACCTGAGGGCCCGGAGATATTTGAATAGTACACGCTTCAGTATTAGATGGAATAGCTCCGCTGATGCCATCGATAGGAATGTTAAAAGATGTAGTAGTTTCGGCGGCTGGTGCCGTAACCCTAAGAATTAACAGAGTAGTATCTGAGTTGCTTGCTGAGGCTATTGTTATTAAATCACCGGTTGTTACAGATCTCCAAAGTGCCTGAATATCCACAGAACTCGAATTGACATCACTGACTCGCAGGATAGACATAGCAGCCAAGTTTGACGAATCAAGCTTAAACTGACCTGGGGGCGGTTCAGCTATACCGGTTGTGTTGTTAAAGCCCTGCGCAAGTCCGGCTTTCTGTCCTTGAGATCCGGGCTGACCATCAGATCCAATCATTGGAACCCCGGCTGGCCATACTCCGGCTGTTTTAGGTCCAAATACCGTAGTAGGTATACCAACCACAAGCTTAATGTAAGTATCGCCGTCCACACCCTCAGTGGTTGGGTCTACGACACCATAAATAATGGTAAAGCCATCAACACCATTAGTTCCATTGGTGCCATTGGTGCCATTAGTTCCATTAGTCCCAGGCAGACCATCGTCACCCAAGTATTTGTGCCAACCACCAACAAAATCCCCAACAACAGGAGAAACAATTTCGATTGCAGACCTGAGTATAGAAATGTATTTTTTATCACTAGCTTGCACCAAAGAAAACCCAGTACCAACGGCATCGGATGCATAGCCGACATAAATAAAATCCCCATCGGCACCTGCCGGGCCTGTTGCCCCTACCCCGCCCCCACTTCCTATAAACCACAATCCCATGGTTACGCTCCCCTTACTTGTGCATCCAGCATCAGATCAGCAGCGCCAAGTGTTTTAGTCGCATCGGTTGACGAGTTGCACACATATATCCCAGTGGAGAAATCCCTACCATCCGAAGCAATCCATTCTAGTTGAGCACTCGTGTTTGCTGGCCAGTACACTGATATTTTCGGTACCGCCCCGTTCGCAGGCGCAGACGCCGCGTCATGGAGTTGTATGTACTGAGCTGACGCAGATAAATTGGATATAGTGATCGACAAAAGCACAGCAGGATTAGACGAAATCACCATACCAGCAACTTTCCCATTACTACTTACGTTCTTTGCCATACTTTTACCGCTCCTAAAATGAAAAAACCCGCCGAAGCGGGTTACTTAAAAGGCTTACAAATACATTTATTTCATCTTTGCTTTACGTTTATTTTTTTGAGTGTTGATAGTTTTAAATATTATTCTTCGAGAGCCGCATAATATCGATCAAAGAACTTACTTCTTTCCTCCAGGCCATTGAATCCACCGTTAACGCGCTTGGTTATACTTGCGACCTCATTCTCGCTTGATCCCATATCGGCCATTTCATTTAGCTTACGTTGACTCCAGAACCATGCCGCAGACAATAGCGGGTATTTCGTGGAGACCAATTCAGGACGAACAACAAGATCCTCTGGAACCTCATTGGAAAACTGCTTGTAATTGTTCTTCCCAGTTAATTGAATGAATCCTCTCCCTCGATAAACCCATCCTTCCTGAGAATCTTCGTCGCCGTTCCCCATTCTGTCAGCATAAACACGAGATGCGATTGCCACCCGATTATGTGCGCATTCCTCTGCCGATTTTTCGTTGAAGTATTTTGGAAAGACTTTTAACAGCCCGGATGCAGAGTAATTGAGGTTTTCTTCTACCGCTGTAAAATTGGCGCTCTCATGCGCACATTGAGCAAGAAAGTGGGCAAGTCTCAATTTATTATTGATCTTGTATTTAACAATGACATCAATCAATTCATCGAATACGCTTGATGGCAGTAGTTTGCGCAGAGCAATATAGTTAATCATTTTCTCTCTTGTATGATTTTATGCACATTGTTTGCTGCTCATGCCGATCCTGACAATAATCTTCCGCGCAGTTTTTTGCATCCACATGCATTCTGAGCAGATTTTCAGGTATGTCTCTACCGCCACAAACAAGCGGGATGGCATGATTCCAGTGATAATCCTCTTTCTTTAAGTGACTTGGTAACGGATACTGCTCATCCATGAACTTAATGAGCGATTGGCTGCGGATAATCTTCCCGCTTTTGTCTCGCCTGGGCTCTTCGCAACATCTAATGTCAGTGAATTTACCTGCATGCACTTCAACGCAGAAAATCATTGTGATTACCATCAAGATAATCATCAAAGTAGTTTCTTTTATCATTCAACCCCAATGGCGCCAGCCAAACAGACGCACAGCGACCCACATACACCATGCGCCGATGTAAGCCCAAACATTCTTCAATACGCTAACAATACCCACCTGCTCATATTCTTCCATTGCAACTCTGTCGCATACGTACCGCGCCCCCCTGAACACTCTATCTGCAGTGGTTCTGTCAATACGGATATCTGACCCTGGAATAGCTGCATGCGGCGGCGTATACAGCCAGTCGTGAATCGTCGCCTCCTTATTACCAAGCCCTCCAAAAATCATATAAACGAGCGGTAATCTTGGCACGCTGGCAAAGTTTGTTTTAAATCCTGCCGGGACAATAATAAGTCCGACATTTTTTGATTCGTAAATTAAAGGGGAAAGCAGTTTGTAGTACCCGGACCCTACATCTTGCACGTTTAACTCAGTGATGAATCTACCCATCTCACTCAGCCACAGTCACCAGCGTTTTAAGTTTTTGCGTGCATGCTTTTAAATGCACCTTAAGTTCCTCGCGCTCAATCCAAAGCCCATACGTCAATTTATTTATCTGGTTTTCGTCAAGCGATTGATTGCTTGCTCCAGCCCCTCCAACTCCAGACTCACCGGTGGATTCACTAGCGAATTCTGCACTACCGGCTTGTCCACGCAATGTTCCTGCAGCACAATTTTCCTGCTTTGCACTGATTCGCACCCGCTTAGCATTATCAGCAAGCACGTTGCGAAGCCGGTCAATTTCAGCATCTTTTTCATTTTGCACCTTGATAGTGTTGATATCGTTATCCTCGTTCTGCTTCGCCACTCTACTTATCGCGGCACTCAATTCTTTTTCCAAGGCCGACCTTTCTCTGGCTTCTTTCTCTAGCCAATCAGAACGCTCAATAGCCTTTCCTTCATCTAATATTTGATTTCTGTGATAAATATAAACGCCTATCAGGAATAGCGAAACAACCAAACCAACGAGCATTTTGCTTCCGTACTTCAACGCCAGTCCTGCTAGGGGCTTTGCTATTGCTACAGGTATCATCGATTATGTTATTAGGTGGTTTTTAATGAAATGGATCACGCCGTAAACTGCAGATATACCGCCGATCATTATGCTCAGGTATGCCGCCCATCCTTTGATGGTGTCTGCAGTGATGTACTTGTTTCTGGTCCTATCTATTATTGTTCTATTTTCTTTAACGTAATTTATCTCGGGGGCATTTTCTTTCAATATGCCAAGTATTTCCTCAAGGGTTTTACCACCATGAAGAGACGCTTTTGTATTCTCTTTCACACATTCGATCAAATGCCCCAACTTCTCATCATTTTCTCTTCGGTACTTGCTATGCTGTTCGTGGTTACTCTCGCACAAAACATGCTTTTTGCGGTGCTCTTCCAACTCCCCTTGCATATCAGCTATTTTGCTTTTCATTTCCGGCACGTCATCGTTTAATTTAAAAAGTCCCCGCACGATGCTACCCCTTCCTTTGTTCTTTGAATGTGATAATGATCACACCTGTTGATTGATAAATTTTAGGCAATAAAAAACCCGCCGTGCCGTAAAAGCAGAGCGGGTTATTATGTGGGCATTTACCCACATTAGAAACTACTTTATATCACTGTTCTTAACAGCAATCAAGTAGTTTTTTTCCTTTTGCAATAAACGCTTACTTAACCACCGAATCCTTCCAGAAATCATTATTTGATTGATATTTCTGACCAACAAGATCCCAATATTTTTGTCGATGGTATCGCATTTGATGATCGTGATAAGCAATCCTATAATCCCTGTCAGCTATCGTTCCATTGCACTCCACGCCTTTTATCTCAGTATCAATAAGACTTACCAGGGTAATAATCACAATAGTTACAGCAACAATAATAAAATTTTTCATAGCCGATCCTTTTATGCCACAGCGGAATTTCTATTTTCTATCAAACCAGCTTGTGTAAATTTCTCTTCAACATCCGATATTGCTTGATGATGCACTGTATCCAGTATCGTATAAACCCTGTCTATCAAGTAATTTACTTTGTTTCTGTCGCAGTGCAATGCTTCCCTGATCTCTCTCAAGCCAATTTTAACGCCGAGGTACTTCAACACCACTTTACGCACGTCACGATTATGTATACCGCCAGAATAGAGCAATCTAGAAAAAACTCTTTGCATCAATTCATCAAATCTTTCTACGTAACAATATCTGGCATACAGGTAATCCCTGCAGGCCCCATCACTTAGCGACTCTATGTGCTTAAAGATTTGCTCTGCTTGTAAATGAGCTTCTTGCGGAGACAAGCCCATAAGCAGCTCATTTCTTGTTGAAGGCCGTGGCTTGCCGCACATATCATTTACAGATGATCCATCAAGAATGAATTTACACTTAACATTTACTGCCCACACGATTGCTTTTTCTGCATCTCTAAACATATTTATTCACTCCTGTATAAGTCACACCGAACGCCATACTTCCTGTTTTTGTCACACCCCATTGCCCTACCGCTTTTGAATTCGATAGCAAAACTATGCACACAACCGACACATGACCTTCTTGCCTCAGATTCTTGCTTGCGCTCAAGCACTTCTTCAGGGTTTCTGTACATCCAAGATGGCAATGCCCTGCTCATAAGGGAGTCATCTCCCTGCAGGTATTGCACATATCATCAGCCATTATTGCCCACCTCCTTAATATCCCACCCGCCGCCATCGCGTTTTAATCGAGTTCTAACAATGAAAAACCTGAACGGGAAAACTTCTGCCGCCACCTTAACCTTAACCATGGAGTCATCCATTGCGAAACCTTTTACTTCGTGAGCCTCAATTTCTCCGCTCGATCTCATAACGAAAAAATCAGGCGTGTACGTTGTGTTATCGGCCAGCTTGAGCTTGATACCCTCGAATCGATACCAGAGTATTTCACCGGCTATCTTCATCAACTCAAGCGTGTTTTTGTAGGCCTGTTCGGTTTTATTCATTTCCCCGTTTTTTAGCCTACCGAGTGCGTACATTTTATTCATGATTGTTGGAATCCTCTGCAATCATTTGCAATGCACGATTAAGCGAATCGACTGCCTCGCGAATATCTTGCTCTTTTGATTTCCCGCCACGCTTACCAGCGCATAGCAATTTCTTGACCGC